CATATCGCTATCGGAATCTTGTCCGATAGCGATATGTTCGTGGTTATGCCGCTAGTTTATTCTGTATTTGGGAAATCGTGAGATGATGCTTAGGTAATTCTTCTGGCAGTGAGATATTTACGATGGCATTGGGGTCGTAATTCAGCGTACATATCTCAGGCTCGACCTGGACTAAATTGTCGGCATCGGCCTCGAACAGGACGGCGTTGAAGTTTCGCGGCGAGAGGGCCAAGGTATACATGATACCCAGCCCCCTGGAGACATTGCAGAAAATATTATCGGCGAGGAGTTCCCACGGAGACGGCCATGCATCTTGGTCATCCCAGTGGAGGTGATACGGTGTCCATGGGGTTTGGTGCCACCACGCATTTACTGCTCGGAGATATTCAACAGTGGAAAGGCTCATGTCGTCGCGGAGTTTCACCCACGCCATGAGCCTTTCATCATAGGATCGAGGCCACATTTAGATCATTTTAGTTATGGAATACGTCAGCGCGCCATCTGCGACAGCGGCTGTTGCTGTGTATTCTATAGTTATGTCTGATCCAGATGCTGAGGTAGAAAACTCAAACCCAAGGTCGGAATTTTCTACATAGTCGTCCGAAAATATTGGGCTCGTCGAATCGTCGACTGCCGCTACGGTCAAAAGGCCAGTTCGCCACTTGCCGCCGCTCTTGATGCTGTAGTCCATTTTGAAGACATCATACGGGCCGCCGGTGTTGTCTATGGTCAACCACGGGGTTGGGATGTTTGCGGTCATGAGTAAGGTAAACGAATCACCAGATTCTCGGGTGTAGGTACCAACTCTGATCTTGTCGCCGGCGTCGATCGCAATCGACGGACCTTGAAGCTCGTAGTGCGGGCCAAGGTTGGGGTCATTGTCATAGAAAAACACATCGCCCACCGCAATGTTGCCGGCAGACAAGAAGGTTACCTCTGGGATAACCGCCCCTTTGGCATTGTAGGCAAAGGTGTTATAGAAAGTTCGGTTGCGCTCACCAAGCGGACCAAACCACACAGGGTTGGCGGTCAGGTCTCGTAAAACGCTGTCGACCAGTCTAACGCTGCGGGAATCGGCGGTACCGACCACCCCATATTGACATTCAAAAATGACCGAATTTCTGATGTTTACCCGCGATGTTTGGTCATGTAACAGCACCGCATAGTTGCCTTGAGTAAATTCGCAGCGATCAAACGCCAGGCCGAATGTTTGTAATGTTGCCGCCCGCGCTGTGAATAGGTTGCATCCTAATTCGGCCGTCAATGCGTTCCAAGGATCAGCGAGCTGAGTTGCCCCACTTGGTCGACCAGACCCTGAGAATCTCACATTGATAAATTCAGAATACCCAGTGATCTGAGACTGTAATCCTTGCGCCAAAAACAGATTGTTGTCTGCTAATGTACTAAGGCCGATGTCGATGAGCCTGATATGGGTTGGTTTGATGGAAGCCGGCTGCCAGTCGCCGGGCTCAATCTCATGATCGCTGTCAGAAACTACAAAGGCGTAAGCGTCGGGCGGGGTTGAGTCGTCTGGTCCTTGATACTCAATGACCGTGCTCAATCGACCCTCACCTCGGAGGTAAGCATACGGCGGGATCTTGATTACTGAAGTGACAACATAGGTCCCGGCCGGGAAGAATAGCTCTCTGCGAACCTGTGGAACAGATGATCGGCAGTACAGATCAAACAAAGCGTCATTGATGGCGGCAGTGTCATCGGTAGTCCCATCGCCCAAAGCGCCGTAATCTTTGATGCTGACATGCTCGTCGAGCTTATTTTGTAATGAGCGAGCGACGGTGCTTTCAGCCTCATATCCAGTGGCCGAAAACCCGCTGTAACGATAAGAGTTATTGAGCGCCAGAAGGTTTGAGTGTTCTGTCAATACCTCAGTGATTTGAAGCGGGATGTTGCTTGAGCTATAATGATTGGTGTCGTCGGGAGACCAGACGGGATCATTGCCGATAAACAGGCGTCGTTCATCAACAGCCCACCCCAACTCTCCATTGGCAAGCTGTGGTAAATCCTCGTAAAACCCTTTTCGGTGCGTTATTCTCGATATCGATGTAATGGACATAAACTATAAATCCTTTAGTTTATGTATTTAGCAGATAGTATTGCTCCACCGTGTCCCACCATTGATCGGTCCAGTGATCAAACTCGTTGCCAGACACCTCAAACTCTTGATATTCGAAATCCTTGGTGCACATCAGAATCACCCCGCGACGAATCTTGGTGCCGTGGATTTTATTATGAGCAGCAGCATAGGCCGCGAGCTGTAAAAAATAGCCGCTGATCCACTCTACTTTTTTCGCACGATTTGATTGTTTGAAGTCGATGATCGCATCTTCGCCCTTCCAGCGGCCAGCCAGGTCAGTGGTGCCGGCGTAAATGCCAGGGTAATAGACTGCAACCTCCGTACCCCAAAACTCGGTGGCGTGGACGAGGCCGTTCTTGATCACCTGTTTAGCCATTGTGTGGCTTTGCTTGGAAAACGGATTAGTGCCGTGCTCTCTGAGAATGTCGGTCTTGATCCATCCTTCGAGATAGGCATGCATGCGCGTGCCTCTCGCTGCGGCTTCGTCTGTGATTGCTGCCGCCCGCACGGGGCCGTTGCGAGCTCGCCACGCGTTCAATGCCGCCTCGGATTCTTCGTCCTTCACCGCGCCGAGAATGGTAGTGACACTGGGCACCAAGTGGCCGTCTGGCGTTGAATAGTGTCGAACGCCGTTTTTTTCTTTTCTGGTGAGAAGGGGGTATTGATATCTGCTGGTAATCATGTCAAAATAATAGGGATCCGTAGACCCCTATTATAGCACATTTTCGGCCTGCGAGCAACCTTTAGGAACCGCGTGGCGTGTTGATTTGTTTGACTACGGTCACATCGTCGGTGACATAAAACGCTTCACCAGGCGCCAACCCAACTTTATCGTAGCTGGCGGCGGTTTGCGTATCGGTGTCTTGAGCTAAGCCAGCGACATCGTATTGTTTTCCAGCAGCCCGGTAGCACACATAGATCAGATTGCCAGCAGTGTTGACGATATCTTTTGGGTTGTTTCTGACCGCACCGCCTCGGCCATATTTTTTAGGCATAGTGGATGCGTCTACTACCTGAGACCAAGATACATCTCCGATATCAACCGTTTCTCCTGGGAGAACGAGTTTAGCGTTCCACGGGAAATCAGACTGAGTGGCAGTGTCATTGGTCCCAGTCAAATCCTTGCCGTGCTCGTAGGTTTTTCCAGTCGTTTTGTATAAAACCTTTTGGACTACTTGCGAATTATTCGTATGCGTGGTCATGCTGTGATCCTTTATTTCTTTATCTGTTTCTTTGCCATTGCTGCGACACGCTTCTCGGCATTGGCCTTGTCATTGGGAGAAGCCACCTGATCAGTACCATCGTTCACGCCGTGGAACTGGATCTCATTTCCCTGAACACCGTTTATCAGGTTGCTCAACGGTGGCTTGCTGATAAGGTCGGTCAAGCTCTCACGATCAATCGTGAACCCGATACTCCTGGCCATAGCCAAGAACGCGTCGACCGAGACCGACGCGTTGGCCGCAGTATTTTTCATTCGCCCTTTGATAAGCTGGCTGAGTGCGACCAGCTTATCAGGGGAAGCGGTGGCGGTAATCTCGCAGATTAGCATTATCGACGTTCGCGGCCAAGCCCGGTGATGTCTGACGTCTCATCACCGAGGTCCAACTCGTCGTCCAGTCCAAGATCAGAGGCCGCAGCATCGTCGTCGCCTGCTGGTGGCAGGTCTGCACCAAGATCATCGCCGGCGTTGATATCTGGACCAGCTGGCGCATTTCCAGTCACCATATCCACTGCGCCCTGTAGTTGATCTTTCGCCCCTTGAAGTGATTGAATCAGCGCCGACAGCGCAGCGGTTGCGGCTTGATTGAACGAGGTGGATTGATCTGGGCCGCTTTCCAAACGAATCTGCCCGACCAGCGCCGGCAAATCTTTGAATTGCGTAGTGACGGCGTTTTCGATCATTTTCTGGACCTGGTCAACCAAATCCTGGGCGGCCAGCACAACCTGGGCCTGCTGAACCTCGGCTTCCGAGACCATTCGGCGGCCTTTCTTGATCGGCGACTCGTTCACCTTTTCTTTGGCCTCTTTGTAGTCCATCGCGTCATTGATATCATCGAAACTCTTTTCGTACTCGCCGTTGACATACGCGTCGTAGGTCACATGACGCTTGCTGACATTGGCCTCGCCGCTGTGCACCTTTTTGATCTTGACCGTGACCTTCTTGCTGTCGTCCGATTCCATCACCGCCTTCCGCCTTAGGATCTCGGCCTCTACCATTCTAACAGAATTATGGCCGCTGGTGCGGTGCTTTCGATAAAACTCAACGAGCTGCTTGAGTGAAGCATTAGACAGGTCACGCCCCTCCCCGTATGGCTTGACATCCTTGCTGTTGTATTTCATCACACGAGCACCATCATTGCCCACCTGAACAGTGGAGTCCCGTCCCATGTATTTGCCTTGGGCGCGGGCTTTCTTTGTCAGCGCTGCCACCTTGTTTCGTTGGCCTGCGGCGCCCGGGTTACCCTTGGCATGGCGGCTCATTCCAACGCCGGCCTCGTCGCTGCCCATCACGCGAACGGCCTCGTCCACTTCCTTCTTGCCATAGCTTCCAGTGACCTTGCGCTTCGGGCCGGTGGTGGCTTTGAGTTTGCGAATCGCTCCGAATGCTTCCGGCTTTTCGCCGTGTGAACTCACCACATTGCCAAGCTCGTCTACGACATCGTAGACATCATCCTCTTTATTATGTTTTACTTTATACACGGATTGTTCCTCGTTGATTTTTGATTCTCCCATATCGCCGCGATAGTTGACACCTCTGTGAATCTGAACGCGCGGCTTGACAGGGCCTTTTCTATATTTACGCAATTCACGAAGCGCTTCGGCTTTGTCGATAAAGGTCTCAACGCGGTTCCCAACGGAGTCAACCACGCACCAAACATCGTCTTCTGGGTAATACTTGATCGAGTATTCAGCAGCGGATCCTGCATCTTCGTTGGCCATTGTATCTGGCGCAATAGACGCGAGCGCTTTGGTTTCATCTGGCGTGAGATTTTGCCCCGTCGCAGCCTTGTTCATAATCGCTTTCATCTTCGGATCTTTCATATTATTGGCTTTTGTCCGGAGGTCCATCGCATTTGGCTTTGCTGCTGGCCCTGCTGCGATTGCCCCGGCTGTGGTAGTGCCGCTTGTACCTGTTGTTCCAGTGGTGACCGCTTCAGCAAGCCGGGCATTGATGGCTTCTGCGATCATCAGCAATCGCAGATATTCTGGATCCTGTTCAGACCGATGAAAGCTCGTTTTGGCTTTTTGCTCAGCAATGAGTGATGCGATTTTTGCCTTTGAAAAATCCAATGCGGCTCTGCCCATTGCTTTTATCGCAAGCGGTTTGCCGAACTGGGCTTGGTAGGCTTCACATACTTGAGCGGATGTTCTTTTTTGGGATAAATCGTGAAGTTTCATTATTGAATCCTATGGTTTGCCAGTATTTAGCAATATTTAGACATTTATCAAGTTCACGGCGGGCGACATCGGTCTTGAATTGCGCTTGGGATCTTTTCGACTCAAGAATTTCACTTTTCCCAAAGTCGGATACTTTACTTATCATTTTTTTATACCTGGCGGCTTGATCTGAGTATAGCTCAAAGTCGGCCAGGTATTTTTCAATATTGAATGTCAGGTCAAAGCTCTCGTTACGATGAGCGATACACCAACACGCCGCTATTTTGGCAGTTGGAAATTCCTTCACCGTTGCGCGATTGACCATAGTAACCAGCCACCGTGTATCACTCTTTCTGAGCGTATATTTCTGGAACATTTGAATTTCATTGTCTCCAGCGACGATCAGGACATTGCTCAGCGACGGTAGTTCTTCTTCGCATAGCTTGGCTAATCGTTGATCTATTGCTTTACTTTTCTTCATATTTGAACCAAGTATTTTTGCCAACTTCGATCATTGGCGTTAGTGATGCAGTCTCTGATAACTTTATTATCAGCGGCACCGACTCTACATCGGATTTGAGCTCAGCAATCGGGTCGCCATTACGGAAAAACGCATCGGCCACTTCAGAATCAAAAGCAAAACTCCAAACTCGCTCAAACCCGTTTATCTGATTATCGATGGCCGACAAATCAGTTGCGAAATTGACCGGCAAACTAATATTTATGGGTTGGATGCGAAGGGAAACCACCTGTAGAATAGTTTCCCAGTTTCTTTGTTGATTTCTGGCAATATGCCATTCTGATATTGATGTGAGCGTATTTCCCGTACAATCTACGAGGGGAAACCTTGCCTGTCTATAATGGTTTTTGATGCCAGTGGGAGTTAGGTCAAATAGCGAGTAACATATAATGCGGAGCATTCTGTATTTACTCAGCAAAAAGCCCGAGCGTAAAATCTCGGGCTTTTTGGGATTGCGAAACGCTTGTGCTACTGGTTAGAGTACGAACGCAGCAACGGTAAAGCCAAGGTCGGTACCGAACGCAGTCGCGCCAGTGTCGGCTGCTGGCGTACGGTCATCTTCACCACCGGAGCAGACGATACGGAACGAAGCCGGGGAGGCCAGCGTGCCGATTGCTTCGACAGTGTAGAACTGCTGGAGCGTGCGGATAGCAGCGGTTGCTTCAGCGAGGTCAGCGCAGCCGGCCACGGTGTAGACTTGGAATTTGCGACCGTTGAGGGTCATCGAAGCTTCGGCGTTGATGCCGTTTACTTTTGTGCCTGGAATAGCCATGATGTGAATCTCCTAAAATATTGGATCGCTTGGATCCTACTTTTATTTATCCCGGAAGCGTAAAACCTTGGGATCTTTAGTCCCAAGGATGCAAGCGACTAACTATCCCTGTTCTGCTATGTATCTTGCTATTGTTTCAGTCGAAGCATCACCAGTTGAACAAACAAAATATTATGTCAAAGGAAAATATTACATAAATAATAGTATGAAACAACTACTTGCTTACAAATATCGGATTTACCCAACAGAAGACCAACAAGTCCTGCTGAGTAAAACCTTTGGATGCAAGCGAGTGATCTTCAACCACTATTTGAATGAGCAACAAGAAAGATTCAAGAACAAAGAGAAACATCTGTCCAATTACGACATCAACAAAGACATAACAAAACTTAAAGACACAAAAGGATGGTTGAGAGAAGTAGACTCAATTGCCCTACAAATGGCAGCAGAAGACCTATCGGTTGCGTATGAGAATTTCTTCAAATCCGTCACAGGTAAGAGAAAAGGACCAAAGATATCATCACCCAAATTCAAGTCCAAGTATTCACGTCAATCATATCGAACTAGAAATGTTCGAGTGAACGAGAATGGATCCTTACAAATACCGAAACTGAAAGAAGTAAAGGCAGTCATTCACAGAGCAATACCAGAAAGTTCAGTCATCAAATCAACAACAATTTCAAAAAACCCAGATGGAAGGTACTACGCATCAATTTTAGTTGAAACAGAAGTAACATTGCAACCGATGACCCATAAAGAAGTTGGATGCGATGTGGGTCTCAAGGATTTACTAATAACCAGTGATGGTTTGAAATTCAAGAGACCAACTGATTTGCCTTATATTGCAAAAACCAAACGATTATTAAAGGTGAAACAGAAGCAGTTTGCAAGAACAGATAAAAGCAGCAAAAATCATGAAGCAAAAAGACTTCAAGTAGCACGACTTTGCTCAAAAGCAACAAGACAACGAAATGAATACTATCACCTGATTAGTCGGTATCTTGTTGATAGTTACGATTCGGTGTATGTTGAGGATCTGTCGAGTAAAAATATGTTACAGAACAGGAAGCTGAGTAGAGCAATTCACGAAGTGGCATGGGCCACTCTTACCGGGATGATTGCATACAAATCATCATGGGCAGGTAGAACATATCATCGAATCGACAGATGGTATCCGAGTTCCAAGACTTGCAGTTCATGTGATTACAAACTTGAAAAACTCGATCTCGGCACTAGAGAATGGGCCTGTCCTAATTGTGGAACTTGGCATGATCGAGATGTAAATGCTGCAATGAATATACTCCGTGTTGGTCAACAAGACTGCTACGGAGAAGCAACAAAGTCGCAAGCAACAGGCGATGTGGAACTTAAAATTCCAATGGCCCTACAGAAAATGACTAGTAAAATCGAAAGATCTGGTATATGCTTGCCAGTTGGTCATGGGAGTGGGCAAGCTCGACGATCTTTAGTCGTCGAGTAGTTGACCCCAAACTGTCCATTTATGCGTAGCTCTTCGAGCTGGCCGCTTTTTGAAGGGCAATATAAAGATCACTCTGTGGGCCATCTACACGCATCTCGATCAACAATCTTCGGATGAGCGCGGCTTTGATTGACGGAGAGAGCTCGTCATAGTCGGAAACCGCGCGGCGGGTTTGTATCTGTACGCTGCTCAACGATAACTTTCTCTGCATAATGAGCATCAATTCATTGAAATCATTTTGATCTTTGGCGCCTGAGGCAAGATCACGCAAAACTCGTCTCAATCGCATCTCTGGCAATGTTAGCGCCCAGTCGTTGAACAGCGTGTCGGCATACTCGTATTGTTTGGTTACCAGCACTATCAGATTGTACAGGTCAGGCATGCTGACCTTGAATGTTTTGAAACTGGAGTATTGTAAAGTGTCGCTGGCGTATTGCTTGCCAGCCTCGGCGTCTTCGGCAACTAAAATCCGCAATGCCAGCAGATGGCTGAATAGTTTTGAAGCGATCGCATTGACATCTTCACCCTTGACCGAAGACAGATGTCGTAACATTCTGGCCTCTGTCAGTGAATCGAGGAACTCGAACTTATTCGTCATCGGTTGGGTTATTCTTATTGAAGTTGACCCTGCTAAATTTCAATCGATCGACGAGCTTGATCGGCGCTTCGCCAGTGGCGTAGACATACCCTTCATGGCCGCGCTCGCCGCCGATCTCCGCTGTAACACTCTGGTCGAGGTTGTCGAGCTGCTCGATGTAGTGCTGCTTGAGTGCGGTGATGTCGACAAAAATCTTGAAGATCGCGCCAAAGCCCTTGGCATTGTCTCTGATATGCTCTCCCGCCCGCTGGACCTTGCCTTGGCTGGCGCCAGCGCCAGCATACCAGTCCATAAAATCAGTGCCAAGATTGGAAAAATCATTCAGCCTGACCTTGGCGTTGATGTATTTTTTCATCATGCCCGGAAGATCGGTGATTTTCTGCTCACGAAGGGCGGCAGGGTTGAGCATAGCGTCAATGGCAACGCTGTTGGCCGTGACATAGTTGGCCAGCACGGTCAACCGTTTGGCATCGCTCTGAAGGACGGGCTGCTGGTCGAAGCGCGGGGTGAGGGTGACAACCGCAGCAGATGGGGTGAGCGAAGCGACATCAGCCCAGGGTTGCCCCGGGGCGCCAGGGACGGTGTAGAAGGTATGAACGACCACGCCGACAGAAGATTGCCCGATCCGCTTGCCCAACGGGCTATCCTGTGCTACCCTATAGGTGACCGTATTGGGCGTGAACACGAACTCGCCATTGATGAGCGGCGGGGTGGTATCCCAGAGCAGGTCCCCGTGGATGAAGCCTCGGAAGGACGACGGTACGGTCGACTGTAGCTTCGGCCAGATTCGACGGTACATGGCGACCAGTTCCGTACGGTCACCTGACCGTTGCGACATGACCGCTTCGAGCTCGTTCGGCGTTCTGGCCAGCCCATTGTAGCCTTTGGCGGTGAACCCGCTCTTGTCGGTCAAGGCAAATCCGTTGTCATCACGCCCGTAAATGATGGCCGGCCGGCCGTCCCACTTGACAGACAGCCCAGTGCTCTCTTGGCCTAGGCGCTTGATCGCGCCCAGTGCCTGTAGCGCACCGCGAGCGCCGTCGGTGAAGATTAGATCCTCTGGGTGCTCAATTCTGGCACCCTCGTCGATGCGTTGAGCCTCGACCAGCGCCTGCATGCCTTGGGCGACGATCCGATCACGCAGTCGGGCCAAAAAGTAAGATTCCGATTCCACCACTGGTTGATCAAACGGGATGCCAGCTTTGGCAAAATACTCGCGGGCGTCGGCGAGCTTGGCGTCTCTGTCGCGGCTGTTTGCCAGCGCAGCCAAAATCGTCTCAACGCTGCGCAGGTGTTCAGCAGTCGCGTTCCGGTTCAACAGGAGTTTAGCGATCTTGTCGG